TCATTTGAACAGTTCCTACCGATGATGCCAATCCACCAATTACAACACCAGTTGATTTTGCTGGAAATGTTGTGGATTCGTTTGATAGTACAAGTGAAACTGCATCAAAGTTAATTACTTTAGATAATGTGATTTCATCCGATTGTTTATTACCAAAAACATCAGAACCTGTAAATGAATATGTTACCTCATCAAAGTTATTTGATGCAAATGATGCAGAGAACTGATTAGATGTTATACTATATGAATCAATACCATTTACAGTTTCTACAAAATTAAGTGGTGGTCTATTACTTCCACTATTTACTTCAATTGGTGTTATCAATGAAGCTAAGTTTTTTCTTTGTGCTCTTACAGTTATACTTTGTCCACTTGGTTTTGAAGAAAGAGTTGTTGGTTCATATGTAAATTGATTTGCATTAGAAGTTACAATAAGTTGAGGTGCATTATCACCATCTTCTAATCTATATACAGTTTCGAATTCTTGTTCACTTTCCAAAGAAGCAGTATAAACAACAGAACCTACAAATGGTTCATATAATCCATCTGTTCTTGAACCAGTAAAGTTGTTAATAGTAATAATACCACCTGCAGGATTTACACTTGTTAGTAAACCTGGATATTGTGTATAATCACTAGGATTTAAATAGTTACCATCCGTATCAAATGCAGATGATTCAAATAAAGTAGAACCTGTTAAGTTGTTCTGTGTTAGTTTAAATTGTATTTGTTGTCCTTTTGGATTTTGTACTGAACCACTTGAGAATCTAAATGCGTTTCTATCAGATTCAAATGTTAGTAACTTAGCACTCGTTGGAAAGTCATTACCACCATCAAATACACCAACTGCTAATACATCAACAGGTATGTAATTATTATTTATATCATAAAACTCAAATTTAAAATCAAAAGTTTCTGATATTGTTTTTCTTGGTATATCTTGTATTAAAGTAAACTCATCTGGTGAAAATGATGTATCTTGTGCATTTCTTAAAGATGCATTTGAAATATACCAATCATCTCCTTGTACTTCAAATACTAATTTTGCATCACCTGTATTTTCTGATATTATATTTTGAGATACCGATTGTCTTGCTCTATAAATTGCAGAACCATCGATTGTTAAAAAGTTTTGTGTAAAATTAGATGAACTAAAATATGCAGTAATACTCTTATCGGTATCATCGAGAGCCCCACTTAATATTGTTTTAAAGTTAAGTGTATATTCTACATCTTTAGATACTGAAAGTGATTGTGATGTTATTAATTTTTGAACTCCACCAGCAGTAGTATCATAATCGAATTTTAATGCTTGAGATAATGTATCTGAATCTACACTTACTACATGGTCGTTTGAAGAAGTAATCCAATAATTTGAAAGGTTACTTTCATCAAATCTACCATATGATAATTCAGTATCAGAGTTTGTTGTAATATCTCTAAGTAATTCGGATGATTCTAATTTTGATTCTTGAACGAATTGGAAATCACCAACTGCATTTCTTGATTTTCTAAATACCTTAACACGAGCAACATCACCCACAAAAGTTTTAAGTTTTGAAAAATCAATTTTTGCAAAAGAACCAGTTAATGAAGTTTCTCCAATTACTTGATTTTGAAAATCAGTATAACTTACAGAATAAGAACCAGATTCAAACTCTTCTACGATGTTATTTACAGTATATGGTACATCAACAAGAACTTGTTTAGAATTTAATACTTCTATAATTCTAGGAGAATAGTTTAAACCGGCAAGATTAATTACATTTTCATCTACATCAACATCCCAAGAACCACTTGTTCTTTCTAAACCATATGATACTCCAGCTCTCCATGTAGATAAATCAGAACCAACATCTGGTACTAGTGCAAATCCATGTACATGACCAGTTTCAGTTACGGTTGGAATACTTTTTGAAAATATAGGTTTTATTAACTCTGTAATTTCAACAGTAGGTCTTTTATAGAATCTTACAATACTTTCGTTTGATAGATTTTTGTTTACTTGAAATGTTTTTTCCCACTTAACATTATAAACACCCTTCCATTCATTTGGTACATCTACTAGAGCTCCAAAAGAATCTCTATATTTTTTTAATTCACCAAGTATGGTTATTTTTCCTGCTCCAATTGGAGTATCATCATAGATATGAACTGATATTAATTTAGATGTACCTTCATAATATTCTGGTACACCATTACCAGGTTCAAAGTATATAGGATTTCCTTCTACATCGAGTAACTCTATTTTAACGTCAGAACTTTCTTTTAATTCAGGACAACCTTCTATAAGAAATCCATTTTTTCCACCTGTTAATGTTTCCCTAAGTTCAGTAATTTTGAAATATTCCGAATTTGGGTTATCATCATTAACAAATGTTGAAAAATTACTAAGATTTTGAAAAGGTGAGAATTTTTTAATAATTGCCATATATAATTTCCTATTATTCTTACTATAAATATATTTAAATTATATTTACTAATATATATTCAATAGAAATCTATACACTATGGGAAAATACACTACAATACAAGTAAAACGAGAACTATATAAGGAATTACATAATTACTGTTGTGAGAATGGTTATTCTAAAAGTGGGTTAATTGAAAGATTAATAAAACAAAGAATCAATCAACCCAATCAACCAAAGCCTACAAATGCTTTAAGAGTTTCTAAAACTTAACGTTTGAGAATCCTTTTTCTTTTTTAATTGTAATCAAGTCATCTACTACATCTCTCATAGAATCTATGTGTGAGATAATCATTACGAAATCAAATTGAGTTTTAAGGTATGTAAACAACATAAATAAAGATTGTAAGTTCTCACTATCTAAAGTACCAAATCCTTCATCTATAACGAGGAAATTAGGTCTAGGAAGGTTACATACATTTATAAGTGCAACTCGAATTGCCAATCCACTAATGAATCTTTCCATTCCACTACACATTTCTAAACTCCATCTCTGGTCTCCATACACTAAATACGCATTAATGTTTTTACCATCCATTTCAAGTTGCATTCCAAATTCAACGATTTGAGCCAAGATATTGTTTACCTCTCCTTCAATCATTGGTAATGCCTTTTCAATTAATTCATAAGAAACACCATCTTTAGAAAGAGCATTTAAGTAGAAATCAAATAACCTACTCTGAGTTTCCATTTCTTTAACCTCGTTGATTCTATCTTCAATAGTTTCCTTTTGGTTCTGTAATGCCGATACTTTACCATTTAATTTAAGAACTTCTGTATTTACTTTTCTTAAATCATCTTTAGTAACATTCAGTTTTTCTCTAACCGATTGTATTTCAGTTCGTATCTCTTTATTCTTTATAATCTGCTTTTCATTCTTATAATATTCCTTTATAAGTTGGTCCTGTTGACTAATTTGTTGTTTATTTCGTAATTCTTCAGTTTCAATTGTTGATAACTTGTTGATAAGTTGTGATATCTCTCTATCAATTTTATCTTCTTTATCTTTTGCATCTAAATAGTTATTCCACTCATCAGCATATCCTTTTAAAGAATCAATCACCAACATCAATTGCAATCGTGTCTTATCATTATCTGTAAATAACTCTTGATAATGAGATATATCGGCTTCTACCTTTTCTTTTTGTTGTAGAATAGTTTCAGAGTTTTCCATACAAATATCACACTCTTCATTATATTTGTGTTTATCTAAGTGGTCTTTTCTTTCATATAAAGAATCTTTTTTAATATTGATTTTATCAATTGTAGATTCAATATCTCTTAGTTTATCCTTCGAATCTTTTAATTTACCAATACCATCTTCTAATTCTTCTTCATCAAATTTATCAACGATTTCATCTAAAGTGATTTGTAATTCTTCTCTATGGGTAATTCTATCTTGTGTAGATTTTTTATCCGATTGGATTGTATCTCGTTTGGTTTCGAGTAATTTAAATCTTTTTTCAAGTTCTTCAATAGCTACACCACTATCTGCGTTTAATTTTACAACCTTCTCATTTAGAGATATAATCTTTTTATTTAAAACATCTTCCTCATCTTTAAGAGATTTTTGATTCATCTCATAAAGTTTATACTCGTTTTTATTTGATTTTAAATCAGTGTCGATTCCCGCTAATTTTGTGGTAAAATCATCACTCTTAAATTTTCTGATAAGTGTTGCATTATCTCGGTTCTCATCAGATGCTTTCTGATGGAGTTTATCAAAGATGTTGACTCCAATAAATTGGGAAAGTATTTCTTTTCTTTCACTTTGTGATTTATCTATAAAGAGTGCATTGTTTCCTTGTAAGGATAGTGCAGTTAGAACAAAATCTTCGAATTTACCCAAATACTTCTCTATCTCCTTATTAGTATCTTTTCGTTGTTCACCATTAAGTGATTCAATAACTCCGTTGTTATCTCTCCAAAAATCTACATCTACTTTTACCGATGTTGCTTTTCTAACATATTTGGCTCTTCTTTCAATATAGTAATTGATACCATCTATCTCGAAGTTAAACTTACAATAGAAGTTTGTCTTACGATTATTAATGATGTTTTTAGAGATGTTTGTACGAGAAGTCTTATCGTAGATACAAAAAGATAATGCATCGAACAGAGAGGATTTACCAGAAGCATTTGGAGCAAAGATACCAACGATACCTTGTGCTTTATCAAACCTTACTTTATTATCCTCACCATAAGAGAACATATTAGAAAACTGAAACTCTTTAGGTGTCCATAAAATGTTACCCATCATATCTGATTCATCTATATGTGAATTCAATTCTGAGTTTATTTCTGCTATCTTATCTAACTCTTCATCTTCTAAAAGATATTGTCTTTCTAAGTAATCTCTGATTAGTTGGTTTTGGAATGTTTCATTCTTAACATCACCAACAATATTTTTGTTTACTTTTTGATTTGTTTTTAATTGTCCGATTGTATCGGTTCTTGTTACAGTAACTTCAGCAACTTTGAATAACTTCTTTAATTCAGTTATTCTTCTTTTCATATCAGAAGCTTCTGTCTTTGTAAACCTTAATCTCAATCGTGGATACCTTGGTAGTTTAGTATCAATTTCATCATATACCCATTGAGGTATCTTACCATTAACCACATCAATTGTAAGAAATCCATAATCATTATGTAAGTGATGTTCTGTGAAAGTTCTTGTAGGAATATCCCAAAGTAAGTAACCATGATTTTCTAGCAACTCCCCATGATTCTGTTGAACCATAGAACCAGCATAAGCAATATGTTCGTAACCTTCTCCGAAAGTTTGTCGTTTGTGGATATCACCCAACATAGCCATATCGAATCCATCGAACATATCCACTTGGAATGAGTTAGAGGAAACGGTATAGCCAATATCTGTTTGAGCTTTGTTTACTGGTCCATGAAAAAGACAGATTGTATTTTCTCCATCAACGGTATTTCCTTTAGGCCAATTTTCCTTGTTATCCAATATAGAATAGACAACAAAAGTAAGATTGTGAATAGGGTAAACACCAGTATCACGAAGATAATGAATTCTATCATTTCCAAGATTTTCGATAATAGGTGTGAGTACATCAAGTCTGTGGGAATTATTTAAATTACAATCGTGGTTACCTGTGATTAACACAGTTTCTCTCAACTTTGCACACTCGGTGAGAAACCAACTTATTTCGTGTACAAGTTCGGGTGACATCTCAGTTTTAGCATGAGCAATATCACCTGCAATATAAATGAGGGAATCCTCAATTTTATCTTCTTTAACTTTTTTTAGGAATTTTTTGAATACTATTCTATATTCTTTGTGCCTTTGTAGATTTCTAATGTGTAAATCTGCAAGGTGGTAAACCTTATTTATTATCATAAACCTTTTAATTTTTGTGATATAATATCACCGAATCCTGTTTGCTTGGATTCTTTTAATTTATTATTTACTTCTATGAATCCCATATCAGATGCATCTTTATCTGTGGGTTTAATATTTTTTGTAGTGATTCCTTGATTTTGGAATTGCATAGTATAACGCAATGCTTGTTGTTGAGCATCTTCATCTAATAAGATGTTAATACTTTTTACTTCGTTTTTATAAATAGCTTCATTTAATTTAGTAGGAATAAATTTACCTAAAATTGGAATAGAATTTCTCTTAACAGCCATTGCATCAAATACACCTTCTACTAATGTTATTGGTTCATTCCAATTTATTTGATTTTCAAACATGATAACATTCTTCGAAACTGGTGGATTTTTATATTTAAACTTTTCCTCAGGATGTACAGACCTTGCGATGAAGTAATTGAGTCTATTGTCCAAATCATAGGAAGGAATGATAATACGATTGGAATACATACCACCATCACAATAACCGATATTGTACTTTGTAATATCTTCTTTAGTAATACCTCTATCTTCAGCATACTTAAGAGCCTTTCTGTACACAGGATTTACTTTACCCTCTGGTACTTTTAGAAGTGATTTAAATTCAATTGGTAATCGTAACTCTACTTTTTCTTCTTCAGTATCTTTTGAGTAAACTATATAATCATCTCCATAGATTTCAAATAACTTTTTTAATCTACGAGCATCTACATGAAGTCTTTTTAATAACCTCTGTATCTTTCTTCCTTTTGCATCACATACCCAACAATGCCAATATTGTGTTTTTAAGTTAACCTGTAACTTTTTCTTGTGGTGGTGACAGAATGGACAATGATGTGCTTGTTCATCATTTTTCATTGGTGTACCAACACCCAATACATCATTTAATATGTTTATAACTTCTTGTTTCTCGTGATGTGAGAGCATAATTACACTTTTAACAATACAAATATACGAAAAATATTTTAATTTTCCAAGTCTTTTCTAAAAAACTTTCCTAATAGGTTATCATTTAGAGATAACTCATCTCCTAATACGTTGTGTGAGAACTGTTCTTGTAGTTCATAATAGGTTAAAGCTTTCTTTCCTTTACAAAATCTAAGTATTTCTAACTTTAGTGTATCGTTTATCTCTCCCCTCGGTTCTTCTTGTAGTGCCATCTCGTTTGAATGAAACCAAAGTTGTACTGAAGCATTTGATGAACGATAATCTAACCACTTAGATTCTTTTACTACTTTTCTTTTTCGTTTATAACCTTTTAATGGCGGTAATGTTCTGTGTGAATATAGGGATTTTTTCCCAATATAATATTGACCAGTTTCTCCGTTGGTTATTTTGTATATGAATCCGATAGTACCTTCTGGCATATCTGATATCTCTGTTATACATTTTCCTTTATATGTCCATCCCATAGTTAAAAATCTTGAAATCATTATAATACCTCTCTCTAACCCACTCTTTCATCCACTCTTCAGAATACAAATATTTGTAGTATTTATGTTGATTTAAGTTAGGGTGTTTTTCGTAAATTGGATTACGGTTTATATGAGGAATATCTTCTTTTATATTTAATTTATTAAAAACATAATCAGTATCTTCTTTAAAGTTTTCATATCTACCAATAAAGGTCATTTCTTTATCATTGGAATCTATCTGATGTGTGTAGTATGATTGGTTCAAAAACCACAAATCATATGCATTTGCATTTTTTAAAAAATGCTCAAAACTCATATGTTGTGTTTTTCTAGTTTCATGAAAGTATGCTGATGCTATTCTTGTGAATGGATTTCTCACAAAAGTAAATTTAAAATATTCCATCATGTTATACTCTAATATTCTTAGAGAATCGTGACCGGCAGGATTAGTAGTATTTGGTTGAACTCTTAATACCTGAGAAATACTTGTACCACCTGTTTTAGGAATATGAACATATGCCCATTTATCCTTCGAGTTAATATATAAACCCAAAATCTAAGGTTTTAGCGTGAAACAGAATCGGAGTATTTTTTCTCGTTGAGTTTTCCACCCCTAGCTTTAGCTAAGTTTTCTTCATTTGATAAATCTTTACCACCATCCAAGTCGATTGGTGTTTTATCATTTTTAGATTTGCCTACTTTTGCGAATTCTGATTTGTTGTATAGTTCTTCTATTGATGCCATAATTTAGTATCTCCTTTGTATAATATAAATATAGATTAAGTATCGAAACGAACAATAAAGTTCATATCCATATCTGGTAAATTCTTAATTGGTGTTGGTAATTTTGCTACTGCAACCATATCTCCATCATCATCGTATAATGCAATAGTTGTAATAAATGGTGCTAGATAAGAACCAGTTGGGTCGGTTTGTCTATATGTATCATAATCATCCCAACTACCAGTTGAAGTTCCTATTGAACCATAGAACTCACTTTTTTTACTAATATCCAACACTTGTTTTATTTTTATACTACCATCTCGTGAATGTGTACCTGTTCGAGTAACCTCATGAAACTCAGGTGTAGCAAATAACTGAACATCTACTGCTGATGGATTTTGTGAGGTATTAAACTCACCTGCCTTAACACTAACAAGTACTTCGGTTTCATGTATTGTTTTAGTACTTCGATATCCCATAGTATAATTATCAATAGGATAATCCCATACAACAAGTGTTCCATCTGAATAGAATACATTACCATACCTTGCTTCATCGATTTCTAATCCATCGAAATCCATTGGTACTGCAGTAGTAATTGATGAATTGGTTAAATCTAATATACCTACACTTATTTGGTCTGTATCACCATTAAAAGTCATTGTACTAACACCCGTATCAAAATCAATTCCTAAAAAACTACCTGAAAATAATTCGTTATCCGCATCTTTTATAATAATATCACCTGTTTCAAAATCAATTGATTCTAGTCCATAGAGAGGTACAGATGATACAATATTTCCTTGCCCATCATCAGCAAAATCTATACTATTAGTAGGGTCTTTTAATGTAAGTGAATTCCTTTTTATTGCTTCACCATACTTTTCTTGGTCTATTGAAATAATATATGCAGTAGAACCAGTAACTCGGTATCTATCAATTTGACCGATATCAGGAACTTCACCAAATAAAGTAAATGGATTTGTATCAGGATGATAATACTTAGAAGTTATAGATTTTAATAAAGGATGTGTAAATATCGTTCCTTGTTTATTAAATGAACCAGTATCAAAATCCCCTACCTCAAGTGAACCAGAAATTACTTCACTATCCTCTTTGGTTAGGGTGAATTTCTTGTACACAGGAAAACTCTTCCTCCATACCGCTGATTTAGGTATATTCTTTATCATAGTATTATTACTCCTCTATATAAATATGATGAAATTAAAATCATAGAAGTTCTTTGGATATTTGATAATCTAACAAAGAAGTTATATCAGAATCAGGAGCTCCCATTCGTTGAGTAAAGTATTCATCACTCAAACTTTCTTCTCTTAGATAACCAGTATCTTTTATAATATGCCACATATCATCCAGTCCTTTTATTAATCCACCTTTTTTATCTACACATTTTATTAGCTTTTTAGCTCCTGCAGGCCAAACTACATAACAAAGTATAGATGATTGTTTAGGCATTAACCAAAACACATCCAAATCTTTTTTTACGATATCTTCAAATTTAAAATCAATAGGTTTTATTATTTCAGTATCATCTTCAAATATAATGTAAGGGATATTATCTGATATACATTGTTTTAACATTAAGATATGTGATTTATTTGCACATACTAATGATGGTATGTGTATTTTATAATGAGCATATATGTTACCATCAATCCAATTAGTATCGTATTCAGATAAGGTGTAATTTTTACCATCCAATCCATAAAAATATTCATATTGAAAATCAGAAAATCTTGAATCAAAGAGTTCTCTTCTATCGTTTCTTCTTTTTAATGATAATACTTTTATTTTATAACTCATGGGTAACAACAAAAAACCCCACTCGTGGTGGGGTTATATTCGTGAACGTTATGTTTGCAACCACAACAATTCGTGTTTATTAAAAGTCAAGTTTTACTTTGATTAATACTTCCTTATCAAATGATTTAGGAACAGGTTGTGATGTTTTAGCTACTGCTAATATTTCATTTGAATCATTAAATAATCCAATTGTTGAAATAAAAGTTTTAGGGTCTGTTTCAAAAGTTGATTCAGCAAATGAACCATCTGAACCAGTTACAAATGTAGGATTGTTTGAGAAGTTAAATTCTCTGTTTGTTGCTCTTATGAAGTAATGTGAAGTAGAAACGTTTTCTGTTCTTCTTGCTTCGAAATCTGCACCACCTCGAATTGCTTCATGCAATAAGAAATGATTTTTACCTTCATATGCTTGTGATGTTGAAATACTTTTACCACTATTTGAACCACTATCGATTGATGTTCCAATTATACTATGTACTGCTGATGGATTAAGTATTACTAATCCTTGGTCAGGATAAAATAAACCTAAACCTTGACCAGTTGAAGCAGTAAGTGTATTTACAGTTGCTTCATTTTCAGTTCCTAAGTTAAGTGAACCACTACATACATTAAATACTCTACCTGATTTTCCAACACTATCTGAGAATTTCTTTCCACTATCATCAATAAAGGTTGAAATTCCATTAGAACCACTTAATTTTAATGACCAGTTTCCTGCATCCATTTTCTCTTTGTAACGGGCACGAGCTACATTGATTACATAGATATCATCGGAATCATGGATTCCTGCTGCTGATGAAGAAAAGAAAGTAAATTTAGTATCATCGTTATCTAATAAGATTGAACGATATTGTGCATAAGTTGCTTTTGATGCTAAAGTTGATGTATCTGAGTTTGCTAACGAGATTGAACCACTACCTAGTATCTCACCATATGCAACTGCATATTGTACAGCTGCTGATGTATCACTTGATGGATTCTTATCATATACATTTATATAATAATTTGAACTTCCCTGCCCAACTTCAGTTGATGAAGTAAAGAATGAAGTTAAACTTCCAGTATCACCACTCCAAAGTCCAGTTGTAACAACTTCTACTTTACCAGTAATTTGGTCAAATTCACCAAATCGTTTATAGATACCTTGTGCAATTGCTCCACCACTTGCACCCAATTTATCACCACCAGTTAAATACTGATTTACGATAGATGCTAATTGTTCAGAAGTAAGTGTACCTTGATTATCTGCCAAATAGGTAGATAACTCCGTTGTTAAATTTACTCCAGCTTGTCCTGATATTTGTGCCATTTTTTATTTTCCTTTGTTTTATTTTATTATGAACCTAATACATTTCGTACAGTAGCTCTTTGTCGTAAATCTGTTACGGTTACTGGAATAGTTTGTGAACCACCCGTTTCATTTCCATAAACAGTTATAGTTGTTTTAACTGAACCTCTTAAACTTGGGTTTGGTATGAATTGGAATGTTAATCCTGTTTCAATAGCTGCAGTTGCAGTTATTTCATCTCCTAAGAATGATGGTGTAGTTGCTGCTCCAGCTGCTAAACCACTACCAACGATAGTACCTGCATTTTTATTAGCTAGTATTACGGTATATCCACTTTGTGTATTACCACTTGGTGAAGTTGTTGGTGATAACTGTACTTGTCCAGAATCTGAATTTACTGCTATCGAAGGGATACCAAATTCTACTTTTGGAATTTTTGTAGTACCTTTTGGTAAGGTAACTAATTTATGTCTCAATACTTGAGTTTCATCTGGTGAAGCTTCTGTAATTGGAATAGCTTTAATTGCTGCATCATAATATGCACTTCCTTTTGGATGTGCGGGTTCGTAAAGGGTATAATCTATTTCATCATCACCCAAAGCAAACTTTGTGATGTTTAAACCATCACCAGCTGCTAATTTCTCTCTACCCTTCTTCGTGAGAATCGCATCTACTGTGATTTCTGTATTATTTAAATAAGCCATAATTTAAATTCCTTGTTATTGTTGTTCAATATATAAATATAAGTATTTTAAAAATTAGATAATATTTCTACTAATCTACTTCTAAAATTGGTTCTCCACTTCCCCTTCCACTATCAGATACCTTAAGAGTATTAGGATTAGTAGTAAATGTAACAATTGGCGAACCACCATCTAAAGTAGTTGCCGCAGTTTGTTTAGAGCCATTAAAAAATGAATTTTCCAATCCACTTGTTAAATCTCCAACGTTTCTATAATGTGTTGGGAAATATCCATTTAATGGAGTAACACCAACAATATCCCCACTTACAGTTGGGTCTACTGATTCATTTCCATCTGAACCAGTAAATGGTAAAATATTTACAACTTCTTTAAATTTAGTTGTAGTTACAAATCGTGTACCTTGTGATGAATCTTGAGTTATGTTCTCAGGAATATCAACTGTATATGATTTTTTAAGTAAAAATACTTTTACTCTTTCTTTTACAAGTTGTTTACTAGAATCAAATCTAGTTCTGATAGCGTTTGCATCATTTCCAAATAATCCAAATCCTGCTACTGAAAGAGAATCTGGTCCTGTTCCTATCTGTGTGAACATATCAGACTCAAATTCACCACTAAGTGATTGACCAATTTCTGTATTATTAATCGAAAGTGATAACCCAATATTTTCACCAGATAAAACGGTATTATCGTGAGTTAATATAGTACTATCTATTCCTATATTATCTGCAGATAATTCTTCAGATGTATCTAATGGTATAACTCCAGTGAAATCCTTAGATTCTGCCGAAAGATTGGTACTATTTTTAGTATCTATTACAGTTAGGTAATTTTTAGTTTCGCCACTTGGTACTAAATCATTTACATTAATATTAGTTTTGTAATCTTTTTTAACCGCAGTTGATGGTTTCCATTCTGTTTTACTTCTTTCAAGAATATGTGGTTCAATTAATAAACCTTCACTTGTTTGTGCTCTAACAGGTATTAAAGATAATATAATCTTAAATAATGATTGGTCAATATATCTAACTAATTGTATATATTCGTAAATATTTAAAGTATATCGGTCAAAGTAGTAGTTTCTTAATTGATTAAGTTTATTGTATGTTGGTTTATAATCATCAGATGGGTCTCCAATATAATCATCTATATTAAACTCACCAAGTGAACGAATTATATCCATATTTATCTCTTTTGTTGGAGAGAAAAATAATCCTAATCTGTTTGAATCAACAGGAGATTGGTCAAATGATTTTTTAGTAGCTCTACTTCTATAATTTAAATCCGATACTAATGTTTGTGTTTCAAATCTAACTTTATTTCCAAGACTATTACCCGTTGATGGTACAACTGCAGTTACTTCTCTATCATATGATTTATATTGAAATGGATATGAACTAATATCTGTAAAATTAGAAGCAATCGATTCAGTAACATATGTTTGTATTATTGATACGTTTTTAATAGAGGTACTTGAGTATCTGTTTTTAGGATACTCATAATCATTTCTAAATAATAAATCAGTAGATGATGCAGATATATGATTTCCATCTACTGCATCTGGTAATAATGTATGATTATCAATTCTTGATTGTGATAATGGAGTTCTCCATAATCTATACTCATCAACCGAAGCAGTTAAGTTAGTACCACCTAACGTTAGTAAACTACCACTCTTCCATGAATTTGTTCCTGAACGTATTTCTAAACTTGAACTAAGTTTAGTTCTAATTCTTCCTTGAAATGATTCCTGTGCATATACATCAAATACATCAAATGAACCAGATACTACTTTTTGTACTACTATTTGAGTATATTCATCATTAAATAAAGAACCAGTTCCAGTTGAAGATGAAAGTATAGTATTACTTCCACTAATTTTAAATTGTACTTCTGCAAGAGAACCTGTATTTGCGATTAAATTCAATGACCACCCATCGGTACTCACTATCTCTTGGTCTTGTCTTTGTTCCGAGTTTATTCTTAGTTCAACTGCATTAGGATAATCATCACTAAATACTGATGTGTGTTCTTTCCAAGGTAAAGTAATAGCTGCAGAACCACTTAGTAATATTGAAGCAGTTCTATCATCATATGTGAATTTGGTTGGAGTATCTCCATCCGGGTCACTAGGTCCTCCAAATTCCATCACAGTCAGTAATGAAGCAGGAACACCATAACAACTTAACGCTGCGGATATTGCTCGTTTTGTACCTTTATGTTTATACAAATATGGTAGATTGTTTAATAATCTTCTCCATATTTCATTTTGTCTATCCTTACCACTTAAGGAAGTTGTTTTATTACCATCCTTATCTTTACCAAATGCATATTCCCAAAGTGCTTGTCCAGAAACACCCATATCGGCATTCCATCCCAAGGATTCTAACATATGATATAACATAGTATCATCTATACCATATTCATGTGTATTTTCAATTCTATTACTTTTAGATATTGCTTTGATATGTGTGTATATAACATCAAAGTGTTGTCCAATCATATCAGAGAATAAAATGAAATCAGAATTGTTTTCATCATCTTTAATATGTTTTGGTAAATTAAATGATAATCGAGATGTGTTATTATAATCAAATGATTGAGCTGAGTTTAATATTCCAGCAAACCAACTTATAGTAGATGAGTCATCTGATGATGAAAGTGTATTCTCTCCCGCTCCAGGATACGTTAATGAACCTGATTCGTTATATAGATATTTTTCAAAAGAATCAAATCCCCTTCTTACTTCACCTATTTTAAATTGTATATTTTTAGCTTCTTGAGTTGTTGCAATTGATGAAGTTAGTGAATTTACAATATCATATTTAGATTGATATGATTCTAATAATTTTACTTTATAGTAAAAATTTTGAACTCTCTCATCTGCAGATGAATATTTAATAAACTCTTTCCAATTATAATCTTCATCACCAGTTTGTTCTAATATTAGTCCAGTACCAACTTCATTTATTATTGAAGATTGACTTACAAATTCTATATTTAAATTATCTAATGAAAAATTACTAGATGATACAAATTGATTTACAACATCGGTAGATGAGGTAGAACCACTTGTTATTAAATCATCCATTATTTGATATCCAATTGTATCAGTAACATCTAATTCAAAGTTAGGAGTTAATGGAGTACAGTTGTTAACTATATCATCTGTAATTGTTATTCTATCAATTAATGGAATTGATTGTATTTTGGATATCCAAATTTTATCATTAGGATTTATATTTCGTGGTAATGGGTCATATAGTTTTAAAACTAATGATTTCTGTACCTCACCATATAATTCCTTTTTGTTAGTTGCTGGATTAATTCTAAAATCTGAAAATGTTGTTTCATCGATTCCCCATGTACCAATTAACCTATTATCACCATCACCTAGGTGCAAATAGTGTGTTAAAAATGGAGATGTATGTTCATCAAGTCCTTTATCTTCAAATTCACTAACAAATGCATTTCTTATATCACCAACAACTCTTCCTCTACGAAGTGTTAAATCTCCCTTATCAAAAGTAATATTTATTGATTCAACTTTACCTTTTGTTTTAGAATCACCTTCTGTATTATAAGGAATTAGTAATATTTTAAATTGTAATAAATCTCTATTATTTCTTAAAGTTTGAAATCTTCTACCTTTTCTAATAATATCTTGTATATTAAGTTGAGAAACTCCTTGTGGTTCGAATTTACCTAAGAAAGATTCTCTTCTTGGAGTATCAAGATATATTTCAACATAGTTCGTATTAATAGATTGCCAAGATATATTAAAATCTGCATCATATCCTTTAAAATCCGCTCCTTTAATTAATTGTGGATAGTTTATATGAGTAATATCTGGACCAGGTAAATATGCTTTACTTTCTACTGCAATTACTACCTTTTGAGTTTCACCACTTCCTCCTCGTTTTGAAACAGGCTGAACATATAATGTATAATTTCCTGCACCATTGGGAAAATCACTTGGTGATAATGTAATAGTACCTCGTAATGGTATTGTTTTTTTGTTCTTACCAAGGATATATAATAAACTATCTGCATCAATTGACTCGTATGATATCTTAACAGAGTTTCTATCCGCTAGATTTAACTTAACACTACTTCTATTTAATTTAACTGCTGGTTGTGTAGGTACACTTGCAATAGGATTTTTAAATACTTGAACTTGTATATCTGTTTGACCACCTACAAGTTGAATTGTTGTTTCCAATCCCTTTCTTGAAGTAACCTTTTTACCATTAGATGAATATTGAAATTCTCCTCTATGTGTAAAATCAGTTATACCATTTGCATAAAATGAAATACTTGGTATAGGGTCTCCTTCTTGTCTTTCAATTTTAAATGTTACAATATCATCATCATCTAATACACCCCCAACTTGTCCATAATTAGTTTTCCAAAGAATGGTATCATCTGTTGGTACATCACCAATTATGCTAACTGAATAGCTTTCTTCAATGATAGGTGGTTCTATAATTTCAACAGATGATTTTCTTAAACTAAATCCACATCGTAGTGCGTGTGATTTAGGTCTTATAGATACATCTGCAATTTTAGCATTTGAATTCGGTTGTTGTACCCATTTACCATTTATTTTTCTCTCTAATACAATTTCGAAATAATTAAATCCAACTGTACCTAATGATAGTTTTGGTGGTGCTGGTTTTGGTAAAGACTTTCCCTTAACAGGTCTCGAAAATAGTGGCTCAATACCAAGACGATTGTTAAAATTAATTTTTGGAGATGATGGTTTAGGAGCTCTTCTTTTTAATAGCCTATTAAAATTGGGATTAATTCCTCCCCTAAAATTACGTTCAAAGGGATTGTTTCCTCCGAAGTTGATATTTTCTCCTTTTCTACCAAATTGTTCAGTTATTGGGTCAAGGAAGTCCACATCCATGTAATCTCTAAACTGACCACTACCATCAGTAGTTGCAGTGATTGTAGGAGTGTTATTTCTTACATTACCTCTAGTTGGTTGTGGGTTAGTACGAATTGGTGGTGGTAAATCAGGTCGTACAATATCAATAACTGGTTTTACATCTTTATATAAAGTTTTTTGTTTAGAAGATATTCTCCACTCATCTCTTGATGTAAATCCTGCTTTTTCTACTGTTATTGTCTTTCTACTAAGTAATTCTTTTTCTGTAAAATTTAAAACTTTGGAATGAAAATCACCTGAACCATTTGTTGTACCCACAGATTTACCATTTACTTTAACTTCAGCTGGTCCTCTATCACTCGCTATGGTCACAGTAACTGGTGCATTTTTATCCTTTACCACAGGTTTAATCTCTGGTTTTGGATATCTACATTTACCATTATCGTAAGTTGCTCTTCTATCAAAGTTAGTTGCCTTCGAATCCATACACCCACCTTTTACAAAAACACGAGGTGGTATTTTTATTGGGATAATTGGATTTGGTGGCAAATCAGGTTTTATTGGTGGTGGTGGTGGAAGTATCGGTTTTACGAAACGAGGTTTACTTATTTCTGGCACAGGACGTTTCGGTACAATTATAGGTGGAGTAGGTCTTGATACTCTACCTCCACCTCCGCCTCCACCGTTACCAATAGGACGAAGTACCTCTGGTTCATATCCGAAAGGATTTTCCCCATTAGTTC